CCGCACTGTTCATTTCGTCTAAGAAAAGAACAATGTTATCGTATTGCGATGCTAAGTCTTCGTCTGGAAGCTCTGACGGAGCACCCCAAACCATTTTGTTAACATTAGAGTCAAAATATGGAATACCTTTAATGTCTGTAGGTTCCCAAAGTGACAAACGAATGTCAATCAATAGCGAATTTGTAAAGCTATCAGTAATCTGACTTACGATGTCTGATTTACCAATGCCTGGAGGTCCCCAAAGAAAGATAGGACGCTTCTTCTGCATAGCAACACGCAGGCTAGTTTTTGCAGAATTAGGAGTTACTGTACGTGTAACGTCTGACATAATGTATTCCTCTTGTTTGGATCAGTGCTTAATTTCTTACTATGTATATAGTATAGCACCTACAACACATATGTCAACCATAATTTAACTGTTTTCTTGTCTTTTCATTGCTTTTGTGAGTCCGTACTTTCGTACATCTCCGCTAAAAAGAGTAAGCTCTACTGCTTTCTTTTGATCCGTAACAATAATGCTACGATTTGTAAGGTAATAAGGACAGGTTATGAATTGATCTAAAAAGATAATAACCTGTGTAGTTAAAGGCATATCGGGAGGATAAGGAATATCGTATGTCTCAACATCTATTTGCTGTAATACTTCGTATCCTGTATCAGTTAATCTGAGTCCTCCCACTAATTTGTTTCTAGTGTTCTTCCACCATAACGGCATGTACTGCTTAACTGTTGCATTATCGGTACTCTTGTTGAGTTGTTTTAAGAATACCTTGGTATATGTGTCTTTCCAGTTCATTCTTCTTCGACTATTTCGCCAGTAGTCATTTTTACTACTGCAAAGTCTTCGCAGTTAAACAAGTCGTTTAACTTTTTAGCAAGGTTATGTGCATGACCCGGGTTAGAAAAACTTGTTTTCTTATATTTTGGACCCGGGTAGTTAGTTAGTACATTAAAACTTTTTAAATTAAAGGGTTCGTTTTGGTAAAATACAGCCCAGATCGCATCAGCTTTTAAAATTTGCTCACTTTTATAAGTTTTCTTGTCTATATTCTCAAGCAGAATCTTTGGCTTTGGTCTACTCATATGCGTAATTCCTTAGTTATATACGCATATATTTATCTCTTTTAGGAGTTATCTACGTAGTTTATTTCCAGTCTGCTTCAGAACTTCCTAATTGTACAACAATATTTTCGTCAGAGGATGATTTAGATTGTATAATCTTTTCTAAATCTCCATTTAGTCTAGCCATAACTTCGCCTAAAGTGAACGCTAGACGTTTTGCAGTATTAATGTCTATTTTTACTTCTCTAGACTTGCTAGAATCAGCTGACTTTACAGTAGAAATAAATTGTTGTATTGGCAAAGTGTTTAAAGGTTCATTAGTTTGCACGACTAAGTTCCTGTTTCATTTCAATTTCTGTTTTAAATGGTCCTTTAGTTTCATATCTCTCAACTGTAATTAACTTAGGACAGAAACTTTTGACCCAACCTTTTTCAAAACGTATAATAAAGTATCCTGCACAGTACAAACTTTTACTCTTAGCACTTTTTGTAAATAGTGGCAGCTTTTTTTGTACATCGTACATAGGGTTATGAGGTTCACAACTAGTAGGAAATCCGTGTACTTCTTTTTCAATTGTTGTTACATTAGATTCTGCTGTCGACCAAGAAATGTCTGTACCCAATGTCTTTTTTAATTGCTTCATGTTTTTAAAGAACTTAGTACCTTCTTGGTTAGTGTACATGTATTGCTGTTCTTCGCCAACACTCAGTGTTCCAACACGTTCTCCTTGTTCAGATTCTACGATCCAAAACTTATCTTTTAGGATTTCCTTAGCTTTAATGGCCATTATTATACCTCGCTTGTAGTGGTTCTGCAAAAGTTGCTGCTTGATCTGCAATACGTTGCATATCCCATTTAGCACAGAACTTCATAAGACGCATACCAACTTGCGTAACGTCTTTAGGTTCTACTTCTGCAATAGTGTTATTAATTATCTCTCTAATATCTGCAGGTTGTGCAGTTAAATCACAGAGCGTTACATTACGATTGTAATCGTCTAGTACGCGATGTTCATCACCATTGTGATCAGTCCAACGCTGTAGCATAAGATTGTTCCAATTATAACCTTTTGTATTCTTGTCATCGAACGCTTCGAGTAGTCCGACTTTATTCTTTGTGCCCTTCTTTCTAACACCTGGGTAAGCACTGAAGACGTTGTCACTTGTATCACCTCGCATACATTTTTCAAACAATAGCCATTGTGGATCAGGAGCACCTTTAGGCTCCTTAGTTTTCTTATCAATTACAGGTTTGCCTTTGTCGTCAAAGTAACCTTCGTGTGTAATTGTAGTGTTAGACACGCCGTTGTACTGTTTTACATTAGGTGCAATGAGTTGTGCAAAATCACCGTCTGTACTAATGATAACATGATTGTCGTTGGGATGATTTTGTACCCAGCCTGCAATCAAATCATCTGCTTCTAGTTGCGGATGACGCATCATTGTACAGTTAGTCTTTGTACCAATAAAGTCTTTAAACTCGTCAAAGATTTCCCAAAACAGTGTATCTTCTTCTTGCTGTGCAGGAGTCATTGCGTCACGTGTTTCTTGTCTATTNCGCTTGTATGGTTCGTAATAGTCTTTACGCCAACTGCGTCCTTCCAAACAGAACACAACATGATCTGCATTAAAATCNGTCCANGCNTTTTTNACNCTGTTTANTGTAATATGTAANGCCATACCTACTTTCGTGTCTAAGTCGCCACGTACTACGTGACGAGCTCTAAAGAAAGTATTAGCTGTATCTACTAAAATATAAGTACTCATTTGTCCTCACTGACATAAATCTTCATACATACAAGTATACTGTCTATGTTCGCTTTTGTCAAATTTAAAAATAGGAATGTATCCAAATAGTTTTTTTAAAATCATGATACTGAACTTTTGTTTTTGTCAATCGGAACAACATTTACATAGCCCATTTCTCTATCTACACTTTGTCCTTCTTCTGCTAACATTTGTGTTACAATAGTTCTAAACCATGCATCAACGATTTGCTCGTTTGTTTCGCCTTTGTATCCTGCATCAAGAAGTTGCTCAATAAACTCATTGTTCCAATCAAGCTCAAAAAATCCATTACGAATATTTTCAGGATTTACTTGTGTATCAAGTACAGCAACCCAAGGTTCGCCCTTTGCAGTTGCTTCTTCCTTTTCCTTTTCTAAAGCAGCTCTACGTGCTTCTTCTGTAGTAAGCTCAACTTCTTCTACTGCTTCTTCTTCTTTCTTTTTATCTCTTACGAGTTTGTTCCACCAACCCATTATAGTCCTGCCTCCCTAGCACGAGTTTCTATAGTATCTTCCTGTGCCTTCACTGATTTCTCTTTTTGCTGTTGATCAAATTCTTCTGCGTCAAATGCATTCTCAAGTCCCCCAAGCGTTACCGAAGAGTCCGATGTGCATTCTTGGGCTGAATCGCCATCCTTGTTCCATGCAGAGCTCTGCGACTTGTCTTTCGTTGAGAACATATTCTTCACTGCGTCCGCCCAAAGGCATAAGGTAGACTGGACATTCCACCCCGGAATCCCTGTAGGCCCGAACAGCCCGATGAACTTCTTCGACATCGTCTTGATCGGCGACCACAAACTTGAAATACATGTCGCTATTAGCAACTGAATGATACTCACTAGCAACACTAGGGATAATAGCAGTATCCCAAGGTTCTCCCGAAACTGAAAGTTTGGGTGAACAAGAGAACGTGAACTGAATACGGTCTTGAGACTCAATGTATTGTCTAAAATCCTCGTGTAAGCGTTGTGTTGTATTTGTTTCAATAGTGACATGTTTTAAATCTCCCATCTTAGGATGCTCAAACAACTCTACGTAGAGTCGTTGCCATGCGAGTAACGGCTCGCCTCCTGTAAGAATAAAATGTACATCCTGTCCATTATCCATACTCCATTTACCTTCAGGAAGCAAACTAAGTATGTGTTCTACTACTTCGTCTACTTCTGCAAGTTTATTAAAGTCTTTAAACTCAGGATAGATGCTTGCATATGTATCACAACCTGTGTGAATAATAGGCAAGTCTTCAAAACGCTCTGTAGTTTTGTGTACATCCTTAGCAATAAGATCTGCTACTTCGGGATTATATCTAATACCTGCCTTTTGTTTCTCATCACGCATTGGCTCGTTTTTACCTAAGCCAAAGTTCATACAGCGAAAGTTACAACCAAAGGTACGTAGGAATAAACTAGGTACTCCTACGTATTTGCCTTCACCTTGTACACTGTAAAATGCTTCACTGTACCTTAGTTTCATCGCGGTGCAAACTCCTGTTGTAGTTTGATGTTGTCAAAGAACTCTTTCTTAGTACCAGGGTCGCTCTTGAAGCTACCTTCTAGTACAGTTGTCTGCGTCAATGAACTATGTGCCATAATGCCGCGGTTCTCACAGCAACCGTGTGTTGCTTGAATGTAAACACCTACGTTGTGTGCTCCAGTTGCTTTTTTAATCTCACGTGCAATGTCATTTGCAAGTTCTTCTTGCAGTGTGCCACGTCGAGCACACCACTGTGCAATACGTGTGTATTTAGACAAGCCAATAAGTTTAGGACCTGCAATAATACCAATGTATGCTACACCGCCTACTGGCTGGTGATGATGCGAACACATACTCTTTAGTTCTGAACGTACAACTAGCATACCTTCGTAGCGTTCTTCAGAATCATTTGGAAATGCAGTAGCAGTTGGCATTGGATCATAACGACCTGCCATAAT